CGCCGGTCCGCTCGATCCGACCGAGGGCCGGCCGTGCTGGGTCGGCGTCGACCTGGCGTCTAATCTCGACATGACGGCGGCCGCGTTCGTGTTCAAGGAGTCGGACGGCTCCTATTCGGTCGAGTGGAAATACTGGGTCCCACGCGAGACCGTGGCCGACCGCGTTCGCGAAGGGATCCCCTACGACTCTTGGATCCGCGACGGCTGGGTGACCGTCACCGACGGACACCGGCTCGATCACGAGAGCGTCGCTCGCGACATCATCGCGTTCGGCGAGACCCACGAGATCAAGGCCGTGGGCTGCGACCCCTGGCAGGCCGGAGCCCTCGAGACGCTGCTCCAGCGTGAAGGGATCACGACGAAGGACATAGCGCAAAAAACGTCGACGCTCAACTCGCCATGCAAACTCCTCGAGGCCCTGGTCGTCGAGAAGCGGCTCCGCACGGGCGGGAATCCGGTCGCCCAGTGGAACGCAAACAACGTTTGCGTCTACACCGACCCGACGGGCATGATCAAGCCGGACAAGGCGAAGAGCACGGAGAAGATCGACGGCGTCGCCGCCCTCGTGAATGGGCTCGCCCTCGCGTCGACCGACGAGGACACGGGCGAGTCCGCGAACCTCGACGACTGGAAGATCCGGATCATCTGATCGAGATTCTGCCGGGGGATCGCGGGGGAAACTGGCGGACATGCCCAGCCCCAAGAATCGCCGCCCGTCCACCACTGGAGGCCGCGGCAGCCGACGCCGGACTCCGGCCAAGGCCGCCGCGGCCCCACGCGTGATACAGGTCCGCGGCACGTCGCTGTCGTCGCCCGGAAGCTGGGGCTCGATCCTGCCGTCGGCTGTCGGCCCCGAGACCGCCGTCCGCGTGTCGGCGATCTTCGGCGTCGTCCGCTGGATCGCCCAGGCCACCGGGATCTGCCCGATGCAGATCATGCAAGAGCGGCCCGACGGTCGCCGGCAGAAGGCCGATCTACCCTGTGCCTACACGCTGCGGAAGCGGCCAAACCGCTGGCAGTCGGCGTGGGATTTCTACACGTTGCAAGCCTACTGGACCGCGCTCCACGGCAACGGCTACGCGAGGATCCTTCCGGGCGACCGCGGCTGGATGACTCAACTCATCCCACTTCATCCGTCGCGAGTTGTGGTCGAGCAGAACGCCGACTACTCCCTGGCCTACAAGTTCTGGAACGACAAGGGAATCTGGGAGCCGCTCGCCCAGGAGCAGGTCCTTCACTGGCGGTGGATCTCCGACAACGGGATCGTCGGTCACGCGCCAGCCGAGATGAACGCGACGAGTATCAACCTGGCCCGCCAGCTCGACACCGCGGCTACCGCGTTCTGGTCGAACAGCGCGAGGCCCGACATGGTCCTCGAGACCGACGAGAAGATCCCCGACGCGGCGGTCGACGCGATTCGCGACGCTCTCCAGGAAGCCTATGGCGGAGCCGCGAACCGCGGCCGGGCTGCCGTGCTGCCGAAGAAGACGCGACTGAAGCCGATCGAGAGTAACTCGATGGAGGCCTCGCAGTTTCAGGAGCTGCGGGACGCGATCCTGCCGGACGTGTGTCGTCACTGGGGCGTCCCTTCGACACTCCTGGGCGACGCGAAGATGAATAAATATTCGACGGTCGAGCAGGAGCATCTGTCCGCGCAGGTTTGGTGTTTGCTTCCATGGGCTCGCCGCATGGAGTCGCCGATCGACATGGCGCTGCAGCCGGTCTACGGCGAGAACACCTACGCGAAGCTCGACACGCGAGGGATCCTGCGGGCCGACACCGCAGGCCGGGCTGCCCTGTATCAGTCGCTGTGGAACATGGGGGCGATCACGCCGAACGAGATCCGGGATCGCGAGGACTTCGAGCTGCTCGACACCGAGGCCGCGAACCAGACCTTCGTCCAACTCGGGTTCTCGACGCTCGACGCCGCGGCCGCTCAGGCCGGGGCCGCCGGAGGCGAGCCGCTGCCGGTAACGGCCGAGGACTCGCCGGACGATCAGTCGTCCGAAGGCGAGAGCGTCGACCAGGCAGGCGGATTCGCTCTCGGCCAATACGTCTACTTCGACGGCGGCGAGGGAACGATCGAGCACCTGATGACCAACGGCGTTCTCGGTGTCGAAGGGTCGCCATTCGCGATCTCCGCGTCGCCCGACTCGCCGGCCGCCTCGATTCGCATTCACGACGACGGGCAGGCGACCGAGTTCACGGTCGGGAAGCGAGTCTCGGATCTGTCAGCGGACCCCATGGACGGAGGCGAGAACGATGTCGCAAGTTGAGACCCGCTATCTGGCCCAGGCCGGCGACCCTGATGTCGAGCTGCGGCTGGAGACCCGCGACGACGGACGGCCGCAGATCGTCGGCATGGCCCCGCCATGGAACAAATGGAGCGTCGATCTCGGAGGCTTCAAAGAGCGTTTTATGCCCGGAGCGTTCCGGAAGTGGCTCGACCGCTCGCCGAACGATCCGCGAGGTGCTGCCGACGTGGTCGCGAAATACAACCATATGGATTCCGCCGTCCTCGGCCGGACGACGAACGGCACACTCCAGATCCAGGAGAACGAGAAGGGGCTCGTGTTCCGAGCGACCCCTCCGGTCGGCACGCCGACGACTGCCGAGGTCCTTCCGCTGATCCGGGAGGGCTACATCTTCGGCTCGTCTTTCGCGTTCTCACTGCCCGATCCTCGAGGCGAGACCTGGGACGAGGATCCCGCCGGCAACGTCACCAGGACGATCACCGACGCGGCGATCTTTGACGTGTCGCCGGTGACCCACGCCGCGTATCCAAACAGTTCCGTCGGCCTTCGGTCCCTGTCGGCCTGGCGCGAAGCCCGAGGGCTCGTCCACCACAGGGCCGAGGGCCGCGGGCTCGTGATCTCGCTCGACTACGACCGGACGTTCACCGCGGCCCCTGGCCTCTGGCGTTCGTTCGTCAACATGGCGACGGCCGCCGGGAACCGCGTCGTCTGTATCTCGCGACGCGAGGCGACCGACGAAAACCGCGAGGAGCTGCGGCTCGCGTTCGCGGACCTCGAGGTCGGCGACCTGATCCTCTGCGGGGCCGACACCCAGAAGCGCGACGCGGCCGCCGCGGCCGGGATCGCGGTCGACGTGTGGGTCGACGACTACCCCGAGGGGATCGTCGCGGCCCCGGCTCCTTCGGCTCGCTCGTTCAAGGTCTCGACGCTCGCCGGATCGAAGGCGGCCGCCGCGGCCGCCGTCGCCCGGATGCGAATCAACGCCGGCTAACAAGGGGACGATATGCCCACGCTCACCCACAATAGCGCGGTTCAGATCCGCTCGGTTTACTCCGATGGCGACCTGGTGATCTCACGCGACGCCACTCTTCGGACCGACCTGATCAACGGCACGGCCTCGGGGCAGGCGAACGGCCTCTGGTTCGGGACGCTGACGCTGGCGGCCGCCGCCGCGACCACGCTCGACCTCCGTGCCCTAGAGTCGACGATCCTCGGGGGCACCGTCACCACGGGATTCTCGGCGGTCAAGCAGATCACGATCAGCAACGCCTCAACTGGCGCGACGCTGACCATCGACCAAGGTACGTCGAACGGCTGGACCCAGGTCACGGCCTACCTGGTCGGGGCGAGCGGCGTCGCGGTTCATTACGCCCCGGTCGCGGGCCTGCCGACGACGACCACGTCGAAGACGCTCCGCGTCACGAACAACGCGACCGCGGTTGTCACCGCTGGCAACACCACGAACGGCTCGACGGCCGTCGCCGGGATCTCGTCCACGGCCAGCCTGGCTGTCGGTATGGCCGTCTCGGGGACCGGCATCCCGGCCGGGACGACCGTCGCCGAGATCACGAGCGGGACCGCCGTCGTTCTCTCTGCCGCGGCGACCGCCACCGGCTCGGCCGTCTCGCTCACCTATCAGTGGGTCGCGGTCGTCGAGGTCTCTGTCGTCGGAGTGCTCGTGTGACCACCACATGCCTGACCTGCGGCGGCCGCTGCCGCGTCGAGTCGAGCAAGCGGGCCGGCGACCGCCAGGTCCGATACGTCGAGTGTCAGAGCTGCCGGCAACGTCGCCGACAAGTGGTCCCGGCCGATCAAGTCTGGAGGCGGAAGCGATGAGCATCACCACCGTTCCGATCACCGAGGCCGTCGACCAGCCGGGCCTCCTCGACAA